AAATGCACCACAACAGTCTGGTTCAAGATTCAATACTGAAGAAGGTGAAACAGCAGTAGATGCAAAGCACGTACTGCACCTAAGTCTAAGCGAAGGCCTTGATCAGAACTATCCATTTGGTAATTCACTGCTAGAAACAATCTTTAAAGTTTACAAGCAGAAAGAACTGCTTGAAGATGCAATTATTATCTATCGTGTACAGCGTGCGCCAGAGCGCAGAGTATTCTACGTTGATGTGGGCAACATGCCATCGCACCTTGCGATGCAGTTTGTAGAACGTGTTAAGACGGAAATACACCAAAGACGTATCCCATCGTCAACAGGAGGCGGTCAGAATGTCATAGACTCTAGTTATAATCCCCTGTCAATCAATGAAGATTACTTCTTTCCACAAACAGCAGAAGGGCGTGGATCAAAAGTTGAAACACTGCCGGGCGGTACAAACCTAGGAGAAATTGATGACCTTAGATACTTTACTAATAAGCTGGTACGCGGACTACGTATCCCAAGTTCGTACTTACCAACTGGAGCAGATGACGGCGCTACTAGCTTTCAGGATGGACGAGTTGGTACTGCATACATTCAAGAACTTCGCTTTAATAACTACTGCGAACGTCTGCAAGGCTTAATTACAGAACAATTTAATCAAGACTTTAAGCGTTATCTTCTTGAAAAAGGAGTTAATATTGATACTGCAATGTTTGATCTTGAATTCCAAGAACCACAAAACTTTGCAGCATATCGTCAAAGTGAACTTGATAATGCACGTATTCCAAGCTTTGGACAAATACAAGCAATTCCGTTTATGTCAAATCGTTTTGCAATGAAACGTTTCTTAGGCCTTAGCGCCGAAGAAATTGCAGAAAATGAACGTCTATGGCGCGAAGAAAACGACGAAGCATTGAGTGCACCAGAAGGTGATACAGCAGGCGAAATGAGAACCGCAGGAATAAGCAGTGCAGGAATAGGTTCTGATATAGGCGGTGCAGAAGATGTCAGCGGTGAAACTCCAGAACCAGAACAGGGTGGCGAAGCTACTCCTCCTGAAACTACTACAGGACAAGATGTTGGCGGCGCAGCGCCACCGGCAGGCGAACAAACTATCTAAGGTATAAATACTAACATGATACTGAGAGAACTATTTTACTACGATAAAGAATCGCTTGAGCCTATTGAGAACGATCAATACGAACCTCAGTACGACCAATCTATCGTCGACACTGACGACACAAGAAAAACTAGATTAACACTGCGCCAGATAAATCGTGCTCGCAAAGCTGCTGAGGTACATACGAAAGAACAAGCAAATGAATTAGAATTTGTTAGACAGATGTATGGAATAGCAGGAGCTGCTGCCGCAGGAGTTTAATGCCTAAAATTGATAAGCGTCAATATTCTAAACAAGAATGGCATCGCATACGCGAACAACGACGCTTGGCAAAACGTTTAACATCAGAACCAAAGCAAGAACTTCCTGAAACAGTTACCAATAAAAACTACAATAGTGCATTTGTATTAGGTAACGGTCTAAGTAGAAAAGATATTGCTCCCCAAGACTTATCTGTGCATGGTAAAACATACGGCTGTAATGCACTATACAGAACATTTTCTCCTAACTATCTAGTTGCTGTTGACGTAAAGATGGTGCTTGAAATTAATAAAGCTGGTTATCAAAATACAAATGAAGTTTGGACTAACCCAAATAAAACCTATGCTAAAATGCAAAATTTTAATTTTTTCAAGCCTAGCAAAGGGTGGAGTTCAGGACCAACTGCACTGTGGCTAGCAAGTCAGCACGGTTACGAAAAGATATTCATATTAGGCTTTGACTACAAAGGATTAGATCAAGGTAAAAAGCTGAACAATCTTTATGCAGACACTGCAAACTACAAAAAGTCAACAGATAGTGCAACTTTTTTCGGAAATTGGTTAAGACAAACCTGTTCAGTAATTAAAGAACATCCTCATATACAATACTTTAGAGTTATACAGCCAGATAACTACATTCCTGATGAACTAAATAAATTTGACAATATAGAACATATATTTCTTGAAGATTTTAAGAAAATGTTCAACTTTTCCTAGCACTCTGTCAAAACGGCTCGTTTTGAGCCTATTTGTACGTACTTTTCTATCCTTTTGTTAAATAATAATGACAGCCTTACCATAGGTAACCATTTATAGGAGAACACAATGGCAGATCTAAAAAAATTCGAAGAAATGCTTGAGCGCCTTATTAACGAAGATAAGGAAGGTGCTGAAGAGCTATTTCACGAGATTGTGGTTGAGAAATCACGCGAAATTTATGAAAACCTACTAGAAGACGATCTAGAGGACGACGAAGTTGACGAAGCAACTGATGAAGAAGTTGACGAGTCAGACGACGAAGAATTAGACGAAGCTGATGACGATTCAGACGACGATGACGAAGATCTAGATGAAAACTTTGATCTAGATGAGTTTGAAGTAGAAGCTGACCCAATGATGGGTAGCGACCCAACTGATGATATGATGGGCGACATTAAAATGGGCGGCGACGAAGAAGGCGACGACATGGACATGGATATGGACATGGACGGTGAAGAAGGCGAAGAAGAACTTGAAGATCGTGTAGTTGATCTAGAAGACGCCCTTGACGACCTAAAAGCTGAATTTGACAAAATGATGTCAGACGAAGACGGCGACAGCGACGACGAAGAAGATGACGGCGAATCCGACGATATGGACATGGACATGGATATGGGCGGAGACGAAGACGACGAAGAAGATGACGACGGCGAAGAAGACAAAGCCAAAGAAGGCTATGCATTCGAAGCTGACGACGAAGAAGTTGACGAAGGTGCTTATAAGAAAAAATCAAAGTCTCCTAAGTCAAACACAGAGCAGATGCGCGAGTATGTAGAAAAATTATCTACTGGACACGGCGCCGAGTCGAAAGGCAAAGGCGAAGAAGGTGGTACAAACACCAAGTCAACAGTAGCTGGTAAAAACGACATGGGAGGCACTGCTGGTAACTTGAATCAAGGTGAAACTGGTGAAACTGTAGAAGCTGGCAAAGGTGCCCTAAAAGGCAACCCAGTTAGTGATACATCACCAAAAGACATGAATACAAAAAATGTTAACACTCCTGGTTCAAAGAACGCTACTAAAATGAGTGGCGTAGCAAAGGGTCATGGCGCTGAGAAAAAAGGCCAAGGCGAAACGGCTGCTAACAAGAAATCAACACTTGGCAGCTGATAAGGACTAAAGGATGAACAATTATTTACGAGAGAACTTGACATTCGACCAGGCAAAGATTGTTGTCGAGTCTGCTAACGAAGGTAAGGACCTTTTTATGAAGGGAATTATCATTCAAGGTGGGATACGCAATGCGAACCAGCGAGTGTATCCTGTAAATGAAATTGGCAGGGCTGTCAAAACTCTCAATGATCAAATAACAGGAGGATATAGTGTTCTCGGAGAAGTTGATCATCCAGAAGGACTTAACATTAACTTAGACCGTGTTAGTCATATGATATCTGAAACTTGGATGGACGATGCTAATGGTTATGGAAAGTTAAAGATTCTACCAACCCCGATGGGCAACTTAGTTAAAACTATGCTAGAGTCTGGCGTCAAACTTGGCGTCAGCTCTAGGGGCTCTGGTAATGTAGTAGAAGGAACTGGTGAGGTATCCGACTTCGAAATTATCACTGTGGACGTTGTGGCTCAGCCCAGCGCCCCCGGTGCATATCCCACAGCAATCTATGAGCATCTAATGAACGCTCGCGGAGGGTATAAGGCATACGAATTAGCACAGGCAAGCAAAGAAGACCCTAAGGCACAAAAATACTTAAAAGAATCTCTGATTAACATAATCAGTAGACTCCAATAACAGGAGAAATAATATGTTGGATGCACTAAAAACATTATTCGAAAACGATGTAGTTTCAGAAGAAGTGCGCCGCGAGATTGAAGAAGCATGGGAAAGCAGGGTGAAAGAAAATCGCCAAGCTGCCACTGCTGAACTTCGTGAAGAATTTGCTAAGAAGTACAAGCACGACAAGCAAGTAATGGTTGAGTCAATTGATCAAATGCTTGAAGAGCGTCTTGCTTCAGAATTACAAGAGTTTGCAGACGATCGCAAACAGCTTGCAGAAGCAAAAGCAAAATATGCAGTAGCTATGCGTGAAAATGCACAGCTAATGAAAGGTTTTGTAATGGAATCTCTTAAGAAAGAGGTTTTAGAACTACACGAAGATCAGAAAGCAATGGCTGAAAAATATACCCAACTCGAAGAGTTCGTGGTAGAAGCACTATCGAAAGAAATTGCAGAGTTCTACGAAGATAAACAGGAATTAGCTAATACTAAGGTAAAACTAGTTAAAGAAGCTAAGTCTAAATTTGCAGCAGTCAAGAAAGACTTTGTTGCGAAGAGTGCTCAAGCAGTATCAGAAACAGTTAGTAAAGGACTTACACAGGAAATTACTCAGCTTAAAGAAGATATTGAAATTGCACGTAAAAACGACTTTGGTCGCAAGCTATTCGAAGCATTTGCTTCAGAATATGCAGGCAGCTACTTAAATGAAAAGTCAGAAACTGCTAAACTCTTAAAAGTCCTTGACATGAAAGACAAGCAGATTTCAGAAACCAAAGCTCTAGCCGTTAAGGCTAAGAAACTTGCAGAGTCAGCAGCGCAGGAAAAAACTGTACTGGTTGAATCAGCACGTAGAGAAAAGAAATTGAACGACTTAGTTGCGCCCCTAGGCAAAGCTCAGCGTGAAATTATGACAGACTTACTGGAAAGCGTTCAAACTGAAAGACTTCAGTCCGCGTTTGACAAGTATCTACCGGCAGTAATTGACGGAAACACTCCAGCTAAGAAGAAGGCAGTTCTATCAGAGGCAAAAGAAATAACAGGCAATAGACAAACTAACGTTAGTTCAACAACAGAAGACGAAAATGTAGTAGACCTACGTCGTCTAGCTGGATTATAAAGGAGAAAATAATGTCAGAACTATTAACAGGTCGCTGGCAGGACACGAAGACTGCACTTCTTGAAGGCCTACAAGGTACCAAGAAAGCTGTAATGGAGACTACACTGGAAAATACTCGCAAGTATCTTTCGGAATCTGCAACAGCTGGTGCAACCTCTGCCGGTAACGTAGCAACACTTAATCGTGTTATTCTACCAGTTATCAGACGTGTAATGCCAACAGTGATTGCAAACGAAATTGTTGGTGTACAGCCAATGACTGGTCCAGTGGGTCAGATCCACACACTTCGCGTTCGTTATAGCGAAGCAGCAGACAATGTAACAGCAGGCGATGAGGCACTAAGCCCATTCAAAATTGCTAGTGCATATTCTGGTAACAATGACGACAGCAATCCTGCTGCAACTGCGACAGCAGCTCTAGAAGGTAATGCTGGACGTAAACTAAGCATTCAGATCTTGAAGCAGACAGTTGAAGCCAAGACTCGTAAGCTCAGCGCACGCTGGACTTTCGAAGCTGCACAGGACGCACAGTCCATGCATGGCATCGACGTAGAAGCAGAGATCATGGCTGCTCTAGCACAGGAAAT